AAGTACTAAATTTAGGAATTTTTAGCTACAATATGTAAAATTGCTTGGTGATGCGGGCATAAAATTAAGGAAAAGTTATGACTGTTCAGCTTTTTGCCAATAATGCGAAAACAACGCTGGCATCACCGATTAACGCTACCCAGACTACCATTACAGTAGCTCCGGGGACAGGAGTGCTTTTTCCTTCTCCAAGCTCTGGTCAAGGTTTTAAAGTTACTTTAGTTAGCGCAACTTCCGCTTCTGTATACGAAATTTGCCTTTGTACTGCTAGATCAGGCGACACTTTAACAGTAGTTAGAGCCCAAGAAGGCACTTCTGGAACACCTTTTCTTTTAAACGATATTGTTGGCAACTATGACACAGCAGATGTCATGGCTAATTTGGTTCAAGTTTTACAGCTACAAAACCAATATTATTTATATGCTGTAGCTAGCGGATCAGCCAATGCTTTAGCGGCGACAATCCCTTCACCTTTGACATCTATTCCAGATGGAATGTCTATTGTTGTCAAAGCTACTGCTGCGAATACTGGCGCAACCACTTTAAATTTAACCCTTGGAAGCACTTCAACAGGTGCTCAAGCTATTGTTACAGGAAATAATACTGCTTTAGTTGGTGGTGAAATTCCCGGTTCTGGCTATCCTATAACTCTTTCTTATAGCTCTACTTTTGGTGCTTGGGTTATTACTGACGGTAATATTAATTTAAGCCTTTATGCTTATATTAACAGCCCAACATTTACAGGTACTCCAAGAGTTCCAACAGCGGCATTTAACGATAACAGCACTATTATTGCCAGTACCTCTTGGGTTCAAAATCAATTGGCTAACTATGCGCCAATTTATAACCCCACATTTACTGGTACTCCTGCCGCTCCGACTGCTCCATCTGGAACTAGCACAACTCAAATAGCTACTACTGCTTTTGTGCAAAATCAAATTGCTACTCAAGTTAAAGGTTTAGGATTTGGTGGCACTACTTGGCATGATGTTACTGGAAGTAGAGCGGCAAATACCACTTATACAAATTCATACTCTTACCCAATTATGGTAAATGTGAATTTAATTACTGGTTCTTCTGGAATTACAAATCCTTCTTATTTTTATGTTAACGGAATTGCGGTTGCAGATGCTAATAGCGGCGGTTGGACAGGAGCAACAAGTTTTACCGTTTCAGTAATAGTTCCACCGGGTAGTACATATTCAACAAATTCAAATGGTATTGCTATTTGGGCAGAACTTTATTAAGGAAAAATTATGACTTATAACTATGGTAGCCCCATTACAGGCACTCTTACTGGAACAACAGCTACTGTAGGCGTTCCAGCTTTAGTTTACCCAGCAACTATTGTGTTGAACTCCACAGCAGGTGGCAGAGCAATTCAATTTTCTTTGGATAACGGTACAACTTTTTATACCGCAGTAACTCCTACAGGAACAGAAACAAGTCAAATTTATTATGTTCTGACTTTCCCTGTGACTACACTTAAATTTACTGGCGCAGCAAACGACACTTATTCAATTCTTTAATAGTGTTGTATAAGGGTTTACCATGACAATACTATTATTTGCAAACCAAGCGCAGACCACTCTTGCGTTACCAGTAGCCCCTTCTGATACTACTATCTATGTAGCTAGTGGTACTGGTAATTATTTTCCCAACCCACAGGCTGGGCAAGGTTTTAAATTAACATTAGTTAATTCAACAAATTCATTAATAGATGAAATTGTTTTGGTAACAGCCCGTTCTGGCGATGTCATGACTGTTGTTCGTGGTCAAGAAGGAACAATTCCTCAAGCTTGGAAGTTTGGAGATTTTGCAGTTAACTTAGATACTGCTGGTTCTTCTGATGCTTTTGTTCAGTTCGATCAAATTGAAAATGGTTCTATTAATGCGTACTTTAATAGTATGCGAACCACTACAGGACAAGTGGATTCTGTTCCTGTAAACCCAACAGATTTAGTAAATAAAGCATATGCCGATTATTTAATTCAAGGCATGACACCAAAAAAAGAATCTCAATGTGCCACAACGACAATTGCACAAGGTGGTGGAAATATTGCTTTATCTGGTTTGCCCATTATTGATGGTTATCAAACTGTTGCAGGAGATCGGGTTTTAGTTAAAAACCAAGACAGCCCTGCTCAAAATGGTATTTATGTAGCTAGTGCTGGAGCATGGCTCAGAGCTACAGATATGGATGTTTGGTCAGAAGTTCCAAGTGCTTTTACTTTTGTTCAAAACGGTACATACAATGTCAATACAGGTTGGGTAGCTATTGCTCCAGTAAACGGAACAATTAATGTAACTCCAATTAATTGGACACAGTTTTCTGGGTATGGAATTTCAGGTTACTCTGGTTATTCAGGTTATTCTGGCTATTCTGGCTTTAGTGGTAGCTCTGGCTATTCTGGATCAGGTACATCAGGCTATTCAGGCATAAGCGGATTTAGCGGTTACTCTGGCTGGTCAGGAATCTCAGGATACAGCGGTCAATCAGGTTTTAGCGGCACTTCTGGTTATTCTGGATCAGGTGTATCAGGATTCTCTGGCTATAGTGGCTACAGCGGATTTAGTGGCATTTCTGGCTATTCTGGAATTAGTGGCTATTCTGGCATTAGTGGATATAGCGGCATATCAGGCTATTCTGGTATTTCGGGATACAGCGGATCTGGCATTAGCGGATATAGCGGTTCTGGTATTTCAGGATATTCAGGAACATCAGGCTGGTCTGGCATCTCTGGCTGGTCAGGCTATTCAGGCATTAGCGGTGCATCAGGCACTTCAGGTTGGTCTGGTTATAGTGGTTATTCAGGCACATCAGGTTGGTCAGGTATTTCTGGTTGGTCAGGCTACTCTGGCACATCGGGTTGGTCAGGAATTTCTGGCTATTCTGGATATTCTGGAACTTCTGGTTTTAGCGGTTATTCAGGAATTTCTGGGTATAGCGGAATTTCTGGTTACTCAGGCATTTCTGGCTATTCAGGAGTATCAGGTTTATCAGGATATTCAGGATCAGGTATTAGTGGGTATAGCGGATTTTCTGGTTTTAGTGGCGCACAAGGTACATCCATTAATATCAAAGGAACTGTTGCAACTCCAGCAGATTTACCAGCAACAGGCAATCAAGTTAATGATGCCTATATTGTTACTTCCAATGGCGATCTCTATGTATGGAATGGCACAGCTTGGTTTAACGCTGGTCAAATTGTAGGTACATCGGGCTATTCAGGTTACTCTGGAACATCAGGATTTTCTGGTATTTCTGGCTACTCTGGCACAAGTGGATTTAGCGGTATCTCTGGTTATAGTGGCACAAGTGGCTATAGCGGATTCTCAGGTATTTCTGGTTATTCAGGCTCTGGTGTAAGTGGATATAGCGGTTGGTCTGGTATATCAGGCTGGTCTGGCTATTCGGGCTATAGTGGCACTTCTGGCTACTCTGGTACATCAGGCTGGTCTGGTTACTCAGGAACTTCAGGATGGTCTGGTATTAGCGGATATAGCGGTTATTCTGGCACTTCAGGATGGTCTGGTATTAGCGGTTTTTCTGGTTACTCTGGCATCAGCGGAACTAATGGCGCTTCTGGATTTTCAGGAATTAGTGGTTACAGCGGTTACTCTGGAAGCGGTGTATCGGGGTATTCTGGATTTTCTGGTTATTCTGGAAGCGGTGTATCTGGTTATAGTGGATATAGCGGAAGCGGTGTAAGTGGCTATAGCGGATATTCAGGATATTCTGGTTCTGGTGTAAGCGGTTATAGCGGATATTCTGGTTTGGGATATTATGGATTAACCGCAACAGGATCAAATTCATTAAGCCTTGGTAGCAAATCTTTTACTACCAATTTAGATGCTTCTACTACAGCTTTTTCTGTTGGGCAATATGTCAGAGTATTTTCTACATCTGTGCCATCTCAATTTATGGAAGGCTTAATAACCGCATTTACAGGAACTTCACTAACAGTCAATATGACTTATGTAAATGGGGTAGCATCTTTTAGCAATTGGACAATTACTGATTCTGGTGCTGTTGGAACTTCTGGCTATTCTGGCTATTCTGGTATTAGCGGGGCAAATGGCGCTTCTGGATTAAGTGGCTATTCAGGATTCAGCGGCATATCTGGGTACTCTGGATTCTCAGGAATTAGCGGATATTCTGGATCAGGTGTAAGCGGCTATTCTGGATACAGCGGAACAAATGGAACTAATGGCGCATCTGGATTAAGTGGTTACTCAGGATTTAGTGGCATATCCGGATATTCTGGTACAAACGGTTCTACCGGTATAAGCGGTTATAGCGGTTACAGCGGGGTTAACGGATCAACTGGAACTTCTGGTTATTCAGGCTATTCAGGTTTAAATGGTGCAACAGGAACATCTGGTTATAGCGGTTATTCAGGAGCTACTGGAGCAACTGGCACTTCTGGTTACTCTGGTCAAAACGGTGCAACAGGTACTTCTGGCTATTCTGGTTATTCAGGACAAAATGGCGCAACTGGAACATCGGGATACAGCGGATATTCTGGACAAAATGGATCTACAGGAACATCAGGCTACAGCGGATATTCTGGAGCTACAGGTTCTGCTGGAACTTCTGGATACTCAGGTTATAGTGGTGTAGCCCCATCAACAGTTACTACTACCAGCACTTCTTCTGGTTCAACATTCTATTTAGATTTTGTAGCTGCCAATGGCGGTTCAGGACAAACTTTATATAACAACGGATCTTTAACTTATGTTCCTTCAACAGGAACATTAACAGCTACATCTGTTGCTGGCTCATCAGATGAAAGATTAAAGAAAGATTGGGAAGATCTACCTGAAAACTTTATTGAGTTGCTTGCACAAGTGAAACATGGGGTATTTACCCGTATCTCTAGCGGCAATAAAGAACCCGGTGTATCTGCTCAATCTATGCTAAATGCTTTAGCTCAAGCAGTTATTGAAGGCGAAGATGGTATGCTGGCAGTTAATTATGGCGGAGCAGCATTAGTTTCTGTTATAGAATTAGCAAACTTGGTTCTCAAACTTAAACAAGATATTGAGGAATTGAAAAACAAACCATAAGGATTAGTGATGCAATCCCCAAAGTATTCGGTAGTGATACCGACTTACAATAATTGTGAGAAATATCTAAAACCGTGTATTGATTCCATAATTAAATACACCGAAATGACCGACATAGAGTTGGTCATTTCTGCTAATGGCTGTACCGATAACACTGCAAAATATCTAGAATATTTAGCAACAGCGATTCCTAACTTATATGTCGTTTGGAATGACGAACCTTTAGGTTTTGCCAAAGCTATTAATCAAGGCATAGTAAATACTATTGGGCATAAAATAGTGTTTTTAAATAACGACACTTTGCTGTTAGAACAACCAAAAAATGATTGGTTAAAACGACTAGATATTGGCGACATTGCGTCGGTTCTAACGCTAAACTCTCCTATTACAAATCAATCGTTTGCGGTTTTCTTTTGTACCATGATTGATCGCCAAGTATTTGATGATATTGGCGTACTAGATGAATCATTTAAAACAGGTGGCTGTGAAGATATAGACTTTTGCAAACGAGCTACAGATGCGGGCTTTAGGCTAATAGATGTGGGCTATCGGGGTGATTTTCCAATATATCACGCTGCTGAAGGCACTGTTCACGATACTAGTCTTGTACAAGATTGGAGCCAAAAATTCCATGCCAACGAGCTGCGTTTAGCCAAAAAATGGAATACGGATCATTACCGCTATTTGCTATCCAATAATTACGAACGAGCTGTATTTCTAAAGGGCGATCCTGTATTTCCCCGAGAAACTACACGCTATGAATGGGCGGCAAAAAATCTTGATGACAGAACAAACGTCGTAGAAATTGGCTGTTCTACCGGTTACGGAAGTCAATTTTTCCCGAACTACTATGACTATGTTGGTATTGATTACGACCCCATTATTGTGCAAGTAGCTAAAGAACAAGATTGGGGTTTTACAAGGGCTTTTACCCACGCTGACATTAATAATTGTGACTTAGGAACGGCAGCCACTATTGTTGCTTTTGAAGTCATTGAGCATTTAGATAATGGTTTAGAGATTGTTGAAATGCTAAAAACAAAATGCCATCGGTTATTAATTTCGGTGCCGTGGAATGAGCCTAAAGGCTTTTGGGGTGAACATCACAAATTGCATGGCTTAAACGAAAGCCACTTCCCCGGCTTTATGTTTTGGTACATTAACCACGCCGGAGTTTTATCTGCGGAGCCGCAAGCAATTACCCCTGAAAATCCTAGTAATTTAATGCTTTGCAGGTGGGATCATGAGTAAAGTTCTTTGCTCAATAGCTACCAGAGGTAGATACCAGTCCACCCTGCCGCTTGTTTTACAGGCGGTTATTAATCAAACTTGGCTACCTAATAAGGTAGTTATTTTTGATGACAACGATGAACCTCAAGACATGCGGCAAGAGTTCATCTATCAGCATTTATTTAAACAGATGCAAATCAAAGGTATTGAATGGGAGTGGCTGTTTGCCGAAAAGAAAGGGCAGCACCATATCCATCAAAAAGCCAACTTGATGGGCTATGAGTGGGTATGGCGCGTCGATGACGATTGCGTTCCAGAACCAACTGTTCTTCAAAGCCTGTATAGCCATGCATCCCAAATAGACAATGTGGGGGCAGTAGGTGGTGCCATCATTACAGGACAGCCTATTAACGCAGTTAATTCCACCGGATTAATTAAAAATATTAATTTAGAACCTAATATTCAATGGGACTTTATTAAAGGTATCCGCGAGGTAGAGCATCTGCATTGCTCTTTCTTGTACCGCGCTGGAGTGCATGATTTTAATACCGGGTTATCCCGTGTAGCGCACCGTGAAGAAACGCTGTTTACTTATGGGTTATATCAAAAAGGTTATAAAATTTTAGCTGTTCCCTATGCTACATCTTGGCATATGAAGAACCCCCAAGGCGGCATTCGGGCTGAAACTAACGGAGAAATGTATCACCATGACGAACAAATTTTCAGAAACCACCTTAGCTATAGTGGGCGTACTATTGTGGTACTTAATGGTGGTCTTGGGGATCACATTGTGTTCAGTCGTATATTGCCTGAAATTCATAACCCAATTGTTTTTGGCTGCTATCCTGAAATTATTGAAAGCGATTCCATAGCTAAAGCGCAACAGCTTTTTGGCAGCTTAGATCAATGGAATATCTACGCCAAGATGGATCAGTGGAAGTGGACTGATAGCTTAGAAAATGCTTATAGAAAGCTCTATCTATGATTTTAATACACCCTTTTGCCAAACCTTTAGTAAAAGGTAGGGAAAACCCTAAAAACTATCCATATTGGGAAGAACTTGTATACGAATTGCAAAAAACTATGCACGTCGTTCAAATTGGGCTAGAGGGCGAACGTCAATTAGTTCCTGATTTTCGCAAAGGGTTATCCATGCCCCAATTGCGTCAGCTCATTAAAGAGTGCAAAACGTGGATTGGTATTGACAGTTTTTTTCAGCACTTGGCTTGGAGTGAGGGCAAACCGGGCATTGTGCTTTGGTCAGTTTCTGACCCAAACATTTTTGGGCATCCGGAAAACATTAATTTACTAAAAGACCGTAAATATTTGGCGTCAAATCAATTCCTTTGGTGGGACTTTACAGAGCATAATCCAGACGCTTTTGTAAAACCGCAAGAAGTGTTAAACTTTCTGTAACTTTTAGTGTTTAAATGAGGGGTAGGCTATGTCTTGGGAGTCCATAATCGCAGCGATAACGCTAGCCTACATGTTTATTAGTGGACTCATCGGTTGGTGGACAAATAGCATTTCCCGTAGTCAAAAAGAAGTTAGTGATGCCCAAGCGCAGCTTGCTAGGGATATGAAAAAACTAGAAGTAATGCTTCCAAATGAGTATGTTAAAAAGGCTGACTTAGACCAACGATTATCAAGAATGGAACATACATTATACTTGATAATGGCAAAA